GAGCAAAAGAGGCTGCTAGGAGAGAGTCTGAAGAAGCTGTTAGAAACTTACAGGTTGCTATGTCTGAAAATCAGCGATTGCAGGCTATGGTAGACCAGGGTGGAGAAATTTTAAACAAACAAGCACATAATAATGCTTTATGGGCAAAACAAAACGCACAAGAACAATTTAAGAAAGCCTACGAAGAAGGTAATGCTGATGAAATGACAAAGGCACAAGAGTTATTGTCAAGAGCCACACTAGCTGAACAACAATCACCTAATATGGCTGCAAGTCTTCAACAACAAATTGCACAAAATTTACCTGAAGTACAAATTCCACAACAGCAACAACTCGATCCTGATATGCAAGAGTGGTCATCTAAAAATCCTTGGTTTATGAGCACAGTACCCGAACACAAAGAAATGACATCTTATGCTTTTACAATAGATGCAAGATTACGCAATCAAAAAATACTGCCTGAAGAAAATCCAAAGGCTTATTATGAAGAAGTAGATAAAGCTATGCGTAAAGAATACCCCAGTTTCTTTGGTGTATCTTCTGAAGAGGTAGGAATACCTGAAGAAGAAACATCAAAACGACAACCTTCAACAGTTGTTGCATCCGCAACGAGGGATAGCGGAAACAAAAAACCCACGCAAATCCGTCTTACTCAGACACAAGTTAAGCTAGCTCGCCAACTTGGAATTAGTCCTGAGCAATACGCAAATCAATTATTAAAGGAGACTTAATATGTCAGAAGAAAATAATAACACTAATGAAGTGGAGGCAGTTTCTACTGATACTCCTGTAGACCAAGAGCGTACTCCTAGAGAGACAGAAAGCCGAGAGGCTACTCAGCACACAGAAAGCTGGGAAAATCCTACTAATTTACCTACCCCAACACCTCAAGAAGGCTGGGTTTTTAGGTACATCAGAACAGCCTTATTAGGTCAAGCTGATA